GAGGAGCATAAGCATCCTCCGGTTCACCCACACCAACAGGACGAACACGCTCAGAGTCTAATCCTAGTGCTCTATTGCCTGCATCAGTGCCAGCTTCTCTTGGAAAGACTCCGTACGGATCGTTGAATCCAGTTGTAGGTTCAGCACCTTCAACATTAGTGCCCATAATTGTGCCCATAATAACTGGGTCTTGAGCGTCATTGCCATCACGAAAAAAGCCCATAACCCATGAGCCTTCAACAAGACCATGAGTACCTTCACCAACGCCAGAGGTGCCAGATGAGGTTGTAGGCATTAAGACTGAAGCCCAAGGGAGGTCATCAGTTGGTAGTGCTCTTTTATTCTCAGTATGCCAACCAAAACAACGAACCTTTACACGATTCAATAGCAATGGGTCATGACGATCTTCAACAACACCAGTAAACCAATTAAAATCTGTAGACTTAAATCCGTCTTTATTATTAAACATAGCCATTAATTATATCCTGTCAATTCTGTCACGGTTCCTGGACGGAATCCTTCAACCTTTTCCATAGCATCTAGAACTCTTTCTTGTTCAGCCTTATTTAAATCTTTCATTTTGGCGTCTGGTCCACCACGATCGGCTGGAACTGCTGCGGCTGAAATGACCTGTCTCGCATAAGATGCAGTATTATTTTCAAATGCAGGAGCATATGTAGCAATAGCTTGAGAAATAGGTAAATCTTTATATTTTGAAGTTGTAAAGATCAGATCTGATTTTGCTTGACGTCCTTGCTTATATGTCGGGAATATAGCAAACCGCGGATCTGGACTAATAGCACCTTTACCTTGTGTAAAACCACCATATTCTATATTTCCTGGATTATTATTTCTCCAGTTACGAGCACCGCTGCGTCTTACTACACGGCCACCACTAAGTCTTACAATATTATATCCTGGACCATAATCAATTACTTCAGTAATTATGGCTGATGGATCATCAGGAACTACTGTTCCTGAAACTGCTCCTGATACTGTTGGTGGCTCGCCTGAATCAATGTCGCCAGGATTTGTTTCAACACCAACTGCAGCCCCGGTTTCATCTTGTGTAACATCTGCAGCAGATCCACCAGAAGCTTCAGCTTGCCTTTGAGCAGTATCACCAGCGACAGCGGCTGAATTAGCTACAGCTGCAGCAAGAGCTGGATCAACCTCACCTGGACCATAACCAGGAACTATTTCAACTGGAACCGGACCTTGATTTTGTAATCCGCCAGCTGGTCCATTTGGATCTTGACCAATTACATTTGTAATTTGTGGAGCTACATCAAAGCCTTCATCTCCATACCTTACATCAGAAACACCTTCAACTGGCCTATAAGATAAGTCACCTCTATCAATACCATCTCGAGCTAATTTAAGACGTGTATAATAACCATCATTATTAAACGTATGAATTGAAGAAACAATCAAGTATCTACCAGATAGCATTTCATCTCTAGAACCATCTTCTGTACCAGCTCTTGGAATTACGATTCCAATTTGACGACCAGGTAATAGCCTTGGATCCCCATGAACTTTAACAATATGTTCAATTTGTCCGAGATTAGAAATAATTGCTCTTTTTCTAGCACCAACATATGGCATATGCATATGAATGTTTACTTCATCTCTATCAGACATTGCTTGGCGATTTACTGCATAATATAAGCTATGAATATCTGGAGTATTCGTATAATCAACTCCTGATACAGAAAAATCAGGATGCATAATGAGATCTTTATCCATTGTTTGAATGTCGTCTCTCATCGCATTAAAATCTTGAAGCTGATATGTTTTTGATGTCCAATCTAAAATATGTGTACGTGTTACATATGAACCATCGCGGAAACCTTTATAAGGAGAAAATCCAAGGTTAGAAGATATTTCTAAAATACGCAATCTTTGTTCTTCAAAAGATTCATTAGTCATAGCATTAGCTCTTAAGAAGAACGACTGTGTATAAATATCAGCTTCTTCAGTACTAATCATATTATTATATGAATTAAGAATTGAGTTTCCACCAATAAAAGTTTCATAGCAAAAGAAAGGAGAACCATTAGGAGCAGCTGTTTTTGACAGCATTTGCATAATAGCTTCTGAATATGTTTGTTTAGTTGGAATATAAGTCATAACACCAGCTGATGTTCTATCACCAACTAGTAATTTAAATGAATTATCATCTGGTCTTAGAAAGTCATTATAATCAGCAAGCGTTCGATCTAAATCGTCAACACCACACTCTTCATATAGTCTTTTCAAAATATCAGATGGAGATCCTTTCATCACGTGTTGAACTCGTCTCATTTTAGAAACAAGACCAAATGAGGAAACACATCTCAATGTATATGCTTGAATGTCTGGTTTCGGTCTTGCAAATAACGGTATGTCAATAATATACCAATCAGACTGCATATCTTCGGCTTGTCCATCACCATCTAATTGTTTACGAAGAACCACTGATAATTTTTCATTACCAGTAATATTTAATTCTTCAAATAAATTCACGCCATCAACGATTCTAAATTCACAAATCATCGCTTGTTGGAAAATAGATTCGGTAACTTCAAATGTATCTACAAGTTGAGTAATATCTCTCTCTTCTCCTTCTGCAGAGAAGATTCGAATTTCCATACGAAATGCGCCTGGATTACCAATACCTGTAGAATTAGTAGGATGTAAACCTGATTGCTTCATTGATTAATTAACTTCTTATATGCTCTAGCAAAATCTTCAATAAATCCACGTTTCAAAACTTTTATTTGTTGTTTTGAATCATTAAGTCTTTCTTCGTATTCTCGATGCGTAACTTCAAATATTTCAGTTTCGCCTTTTGAGAAAATTACTCTTGGAACTTCATTTCCATCAATATCTTCATAATGATGAGCAGAATTAATTTGTTCTTCTACACTAAAATCATATGCATCACTTCTTTCTAAAGTATCGCCAGAAATAGAACCAGTAATAATAGTATCAACAGAAAAATTACCAGTTGCATTAGTAATTTCTAGTCTATTCATAAATGTATCTATATCCGAAATAGTTGCAGTATGTCCAGTGGCATTACCAGTAAGTGTTTCACCTATTTCAAATTTAGAAATTAAGTAATGGTTTTCTCCAGAATATCCAGAATTAATATATCCAGTAATAAATGTTTTAGTATATTTTTCAGAAATATATTCCATTAGCTGATTATATTCCATAGGCCAAGCATTTAAGCCTTCCCATAAATGTTCATTTAAAATAAAGAATGTCCAGTAGTATTCTGGTGTATCATAAAACATTTGAGAAATTTGATCTGGTCTTTCATTTTCTTGAATTTCATATAATGTATAAGAAGAAGCGTTGTCAATTTTAATATCAGTTCTTACATTACGAAAAATATCAACAACTAATGTTCTTGCATTTGGATCGTCTTTGAAACTATAAGATGTAATAGGAAAGTTTTTAAAGTAATGAGGCATTATAGTAATCCTCTAATATCGTCTTGAGTAAGAACTCTTGTTTCTTGGAAAGTTAATGATATATCAACTTCGGTTGGAGCATCATCTCGGTGGTGCAGGTGTCCAGATCCATTAAATGAAGTTTGAAAATTTGTTAAATAGCTTTCAAATATTTGAGGATAAAAAGGGTTTCTATCTCCTAAATGATTCTTAAATTGAATTTTCCATTTTGCAGGATAGCTTAATAGATAACCTTGTCCTGCAGTGTCAGCATACATAAGCTCTCTAAAAAAGTTTTGAATGTTTTTAATTGTTGAAGAATCCGCTTGATTATCTGGAACTAATTTAAAATTGAATACAAAGGAACGAATATTCATATTTTGAAAAGAAGTAGTCGTATTTGGATTCACTGCAATTGATTTTGACTTTTGGTAAATATCTCCGACTCTATCAGCGCCCGGAACCATACTAGCATTTTGAATCATTTTACCGGCCATAATAGTTCTCAAATCAGCATTATTATTTGCAGCTGCAGTAGCACTATCTAAAACACCTCTTACTGCATTTGAATCTAATCCTCCAGAGATACCTGCAGCAATTTCTGCTCCTAGTGGACCCATATCAAATGTAGAATATCCAGCACCATCTGCAAATGAAATACCTGGCGGCATATATAAAGCACAATTACCGATGGATCCACCACTTTTATCATATGCAGTAAAAGCTACAAATCCTGCTCCTGATGTATATAAATTACTTGGAAATACGAGTGTCGATGCCATCTAAGCCTCAATTATAAATAAGTTAAGAGTAGTTATGATTATTTATAAGGCAAATGAGCAAGACTTATAAGGGCAAATATAGAATTAAAAAACCCGAAAAATACATGGGTGACCCAAAGAATGTTACATATCGTTCTCTTTGGGAAAGGCAAGCTTTTCGCTGGTGTGAAGATAGGGATGATGTAGTTGGTTGGTCTTCAGAAGAAACAGTAGTACCTTATGTTTGTCCAACGGATAAAAGAGCTCATAGATATTTTATAGATTTAAAAATAAAATTTAGAAATGGTAGAACTGTTTTAGTTGAAATTAAACCAAAAAAACAAACTGTCCCTCCAAAGAAGCCTTCACGCCAAACTAAAAAATATATTAATGAGGTTATGACATATGTTAAGAATGAAGCTAAATGGAAAGCTGCATCTAAATACGCAGCTGATAGGGGCTATCATTTCGAAATATGGACTGAAGACACTATGAAACAATTAGGAATGAAACTTCTTACTGGCTAATATAAATAGTATTATAAATTTAAGAAGTATAAAATATGGCCAAATCATTTTTTACAGATCTAGCAACAAAAGCTTTTCGTGCAGGAGTAACACCACGCACAGATGCTTCGCGTCGCTGGTTCCAAGGTGAAGTAAGAAATATTAGAAATATCAATAGAAGAAAATTACTTAAAGATCCAGCGCTTGAGCCAAGAAATAGAGCTCGTGTTGGTTCAATGTATATGTACTTTTATAATCCAAAGCATGAAGCAACACTACCATATTATGATTTATTTCCATTGACAATTATGGTACAACCAGTTCCTGGTGGATTTCACGGCTTGAATTTACATTATCTTCCTCCAGCATTAAGAGCTAGATTATTTGATTCTCTTGTTGATCTTACAAATAATAAAAAGTACGATGAATCTACAAGATTTAAATTGACTTATGATTTGCTTAAGTCAGCTAGTAAAATGAGATTTTTTAAGCCTTGCTATAAGCACTATCTTTATTCTCAAATAGAAGGTCGTGTTGCAATGGTTGAAGCTCCAGCTTGGGAAATGGCTTTATTTTTACCAACGGAACAATTTAGAAAGTCTACAAAGACTGCAGTCTGGAAAGATTCCAGAGAAGCAATAAGAGGATAACACATGCCATTTGCAAATCCAATTGATGATATGAAAGCTATTGTTGGTAATCAGGGTGGATTTGCCCGCACCAATTTCTTTGCAGTAACTTTTAATGGACCTTCTTCTATTTCTCCAGATCCAGTAATTGTAAATGCATTATGTGAATCTGCTCAATTACCAGGACGTTCAATTTCTACCTTTGAACACGGAATGACGCGGCATGCTATCAAAAGGCCTTATGGCTATATTAATGATGATGTAACATTAACTTTCTATGTTACAAATGATTTTTATATTAAAAAGCTTTGGGAAGCTTGGTTAAATTCAGTAATTAATGACGTAGATGATAAGGTTGGTTATAGAGATGATTATGCGCAAGATGTAGTTATTTCTGTACTTAATTTAAATCATAACGAAATACATCAGGTAACTTTAACAAAAGCGTATCCAATTACTATTAATGCTATTGAACTAAACAATGGTTCTGAAAACGAAATTATGAGATTAACAGTAACTTTAACTTATGAAGATTATACAACTAAGTCAAATAATTTCGAAACAATATCTTCTATTCCAGATTTCAATTCAGCGCTGACAATCCCAGCTGGAGGCATTTCGTCTCTTCCATTTAGCCCATTTGGTGATATTTCAAACCAACTGAATTTTACTTCTCTTGATGACTTGAAAGATGCTTTACAAGGTTCATTGAATGGCGCATTAGATTCTATTCAAAATAATATTACAGGATCTATTAAAGAAGTAATTACTTCAGTAACAAGACCAGTCACATCAGCAATTAATACTGTTACTAATTCAATTACTGGTGGATTTAATCAAATTGTGGGAACTATTACTGGTGGTGTAAATGGTATAATAAATAATGTAACAGGATCAATTACCGGCGCTATCGGTAATATACTAAATGCTCCTGCAGCTCAAATTGGTGGAACAATTGCTGGAGGAATAAATAAAGTGGCAAATAGAATATCGTCCGGTATACGCGGACTCTTTGGATAATATTATAGGAGTTATATAATGGCTTTACCAAGAATTGATTCACCAAAATATGAGCTTAAAGTTCCAAGCTCAGGTGAAGTAGTTGAATATAGACCATACCTCGTTAAAGAAGAAAAAATCTTAATGATGGCTATGGAAACAAAAGATCAGCAGCAAATGATTCGTGCTTTACGCGATGTTATTGCTGGTTGTACT